ACATTACCGGGATTCTGTGTAGCGTAGATACCTAAGGCATCGTCAGCCTCAAGTGTAGGCATGATAACAACCTTATACTCAGTCTTGAGTTGGTTGATCACGCGTTTATAACCACAAGGTTTCTTGCGATTGCGATGCCCTTTATATGAGGGCTGGATTGATTTACGAAAGTTTACACTGTCGCTGAAAAACAGAATTAGTTCAGGTACATCCCAAAGAAAGTGGTTAATAATTTTAAGTAGGTCTCGCTTAACGTTAGCATACGCTTCACTAAATTTACTTGTAACAAGAATTACATCATTACCCCAATCTATTTCTGTCTCGGCTCCGGCACAACTTTTGTAGACCACATAATCGGCGTCTACAAGCAGCTTCACTTGCCTTGTCCTCGGTAAGTTTTCTTACCACGTTTTGGTACGGAGTTTTTACCGTTACCTTGGCGTGTTTTTTTATTATTGTGGGGCTTGAACATAGTCAGCTCCATCATACTTTTACTTCTCAATGGGTTTCGCTCCAGTTGTTTCCGTGTGTTGCTTCCGCGTCAAGTCGGATCCGCATGTTGTAGTATTCTCCAGCTGCTGTAGCGCTATATACCAAGGATGTAGATAAATCTTTGACGTGCGCTGGGGCACACTCGAATTGTAACTCGTCATGAATAAATCCTAGTTGCGATGCACATATCTGTGCTTCTCGCATTGTTTGTTGGTTAATGACCATCCACCGCTTCGCGATCACACCGGCTCCTGACTGGAGGCAGTAGTTCAGCGATTTGTGAGGTGAATCAACCGTAATTTTTCTTCCGTCGATAGACTTGATGAACCCTCTCTCCGAAGCTTTCTTGATAGCTGTGAGTAAGTCACCCAATCCTTCAATCGCTTCGACGTATGCTGCACGGATTTCTTTACCCTTTGATTTAGCTTTTGCAGTGGAGAGTTGGATATCATAGCTGTGTCCGATTTTTTCATCACCGGCTCCATATAGCATAGCATAGGTTACGGTCTTAACTTGTCGTCTGGAGATACCAATCTTGTCGGCGTTGATTTGGTGGATGTCATCCTCAAGTAGTAGCTTTGCGTATCTTCCTTCATCATACCTTGCAAGATAGTGAGCGAGCATCCTAAGCTCAATACCACTAAGATCGGCACCAACCATGGAGAGACCAGGGCTCGGTATAAAAAGTCGTCTAAATCTTTCATCTGATGGTACTTGACCTAGGTTTGGATTTCGATGGGCACATCTATGTGTGTTAGTAGCAACTGAACAATGATGATGTATTCTGTTAGCAGTCGTAGATAGCTTCAGCCACGCGTTCGCGCCTTCGCTGATCATTCCAAGCATCTTCGTTATCGTCAAAATTCGGAGAAATGCAAGGGCAGTCGGGCTCCCGATCTCCTTCAGCAATGGCTCGTCGATGATAGGTTTCCCAGTAGGTGTCTTCTGTGTCGGAGTCCAACCATGAAATGTTTGCAGGATCCATGCTATATGATCTCGTGATGTAGGATTTAATTCTTTAAGGCGTGTGAGTGGAGCATCTTTGACATAACCTTGGGTCCGATTATCTCGTTTAGGAGTAAACACCGATCCTGCAACGTAAGGGTGCCTGTCACGTAGTAGTTGATAAGTTTGCTCAAGCTCTCGTCTGAGAGTAGATGCAAGTTCCCATGCAGAGCGTTCATCAAAGTACCATCCATGTAGTTCTTGTTTGGTGAGGATTTCTGCGACTTCATGTTCTAGCGTGACCCATTCAGGTATGGCTGAAAATGTTTCCATAATTTGGTGGTAACGTGAACGTCTTGTATACAATAATCTTCCATTTCTTGGGACCATTCCGCCCAATCAGAAGTGGAACCATAGTCACCTTTGCGTTCATCTAATCTGTAGCCGTAAGATTCTAGTGAGTGTTTGCCATACAACTTGAGTGGCATACCATCCCAGGTACGCTGCTTATCCAAGTTGATCATGTCCGAATGGTAAAGTCTGCTAAGTAATAGAGTATCCACCACATGAGCAGGGTTACCAAACCAAGGGTAGAGTTTACGGATAACAGGCAGGTCGTAACCAATAATGTTGTGACCAATAACCCTGTCCGAATCCTGTAGTCTTTGCAAGCCTCTTGATATCGGCTCACTAGATCCAGTGTCATTGTACGCAATCGTTTCATCTGTAGAGAGATCATAGATAGCAAGACAGTGGATGTTACTAACATCATAAAATAATCCGTTTGTTTCTATGTCAAAGACTAGACTCACTTCCCATTCCATCTGAACGTCCGATTTTTAAATTGAGCACGTTCAATAGCTTCGGTGGTAGGTGGGTTAGGCTTATGCAGCTTCAGCGCTTTGAATTCAGAAATCTGTTGCTGCGTTGAACTCTTGTTCTGATTGAGTTTCATAGAATTTACAGGTAGATAAATCATAGTTTAATCGACAAGCAACGCCTGTTTCCCCAGAGTAGCGATTTTTGAGAATTCTAACAGTTGTATCAGAGTGTTTAGATCCACCCTGCTGATCTCTTTCGAGCCCAATAACTGCATCGCTAAGTTGAGCGATTGCCGCACTTCCTCTAAGTTGTCCGAGTGTAACACGTGCACCTTCTTCATGGTTTTGATCCGATGATGTGCGCTTAAGATGCGACACAAGAAATAAAGCAATGCCTGTGCGTTCAACTAATGAACGTAGGCGGGTCATTGTAGTATCTATCATACGTCTTTCGTCTCCATCCAATCCACTGAGGAGGATAGACAGGTGATCGAGAAAGATAACCTTGGTATCCAAACCTGCAGCAAGATATTCAATACGATTGTAGATAATATCAGGATCAAAAGATCCAAACCCATCAAAAAGAAATAAATCCCAATTGGCAAGCGTCTTATCATAGGCTTCAGTCAACGTAGAACGATCATGTTCACCCATGTGTAATGCTTTACCAACAATAGGAGACATAAGTCCTAGAGCAGTACGGCGGTTTGACTCTTCAAGCGCCAAGTAACCGACCCGTTCTCCCTTCGATAATAAGTGAGCAGCCAAGTCTCTACAGACGGACGATTTTCCCTGTCCAGATCCACTAGTAATTGTGACAAGTTCTCCGTACCGGATCCCGTGAAGCTTTGATTGTAATCCTTGAAATGGATAGTCATGATCTGCAGCGGGTGAAGGTGTGGTTACAAGTTCTAGTAGTGTTTTGCCATCAACAATACCATCAGGGCGGAACGGCTTGGCGTCCCAGATAGCTCGACATACAGCGTCAGAGTCGTTACCTTGAAGTGCATCCGATGCGTCCTTGTAAGCGCCTTGAAGGTGTGCAATCTTGACCTTACCTGGCGGTAGTACACTAGCACACTCTTCAGCTGCCTGACGACCTGGTGGGTCATTGTCATAGAAGATTACGATCTCATCGTAACCCTGTAACAATGGTAGTTGCTTTTGTACAGCTTTCTTTGCACCAGCAGCACCAGATGGTACAGAAACCATCGGCCATCCTGGCATACACTCAGACCCACTAGCTGCATCCATCTCGCCTTCAAAAATGACGATACGTTTACCAGTTGTAGGGTAGAGATGTTGTCCGAAAAATGTACCAGGTACCTCACCCTCATATGAGAATGACTTACCTTTTGTTTTTACCTTGGCACCTTTGACAATGCCTGATTCGTCATGATAGTAAAAGCGTAGCTTATCACCATCACGGTAGATTTTGTACTTCTCACATACTTTCTGTGAGATGTTACGTTTCTGCAGCCTTTGGGCTGAGCCTGTCATTTGCACACTGCGTTCTTGCAATTTGTGAATGTGTGAAGAAGGTTCACCATCACCGTACGTATAGTAATGGCAAACAAAACAATATGTGTGACCGTCATCATAGACACTTTTACCATCTGATGATCCACACTCTTCGCATGGCGCATGAAATAGAAATTCAGAGGAGCCATTCGATGGGGATGGTTTGGAATGATGTCCAAAGAATGTCATGCTTATCGCACCACTTAGCGTATGTAGTTTTAGATTTTTTACTGATCTTATTGAACGGTGCCTGGAAGACCATACGCAAGTCAAGATGAGGATTCAACTCCTTCACTGCTCTAATCTTGCGACGATCTGCAGGTTCCCAGTATCCTTTACATTCCAGCACGACACCATTGGGTAACACGAAGTCAGGTGTATAAATATGCTGGATGATATATCGTACTTTAGTTGTTTCGTACTCGTATTTAACTCCAAGATCGACAAGTAGATCAGCTACTTTTTCTTCGAGCTTGGATCTAAATGCCATCAGAAGTCATCAGAAATGTTCTCCGGGATGACAGTGACAACAGGATCAGCAGACTTGTAGCCTTCAGTCTTACCAAACAGGGCAGCCACATCTTCAGCAGCCATATCGCCAGTGTCTACACCAGCTCCTGAATTGAGAGACACCAGTTGTACACCAACCAGTTTAAGGCTTGTTCCATAAGTAACCCCATCCTTGAGGATGTATGGTTTCTGATAGAACGCCAGCTTAACTTGGCTACCAGAATACATGGGAGTATTCTCGTCTGTGACAGGTGAACCTTCAGTGTCAACGACCGGTGGTTTGTTGTCTTCATTCCAGCTGAACTTAACTTTGAATTGACCTTCAGTAACTTCTTCCCATGGCTCAGGCTTCAGGGTAGAACGCTTAGGGTTCTTTAGTTTAGATTGTGCCCATTCAAGAGAATTAATACGATCATCTTCTAGGGCTTCAATCATGCTGCCATCAATGATAGCAGACAGGGAATAGCCGAACTTACTCGGCTTCATCACAGCTTGATAACCTTCAAGGATAACAGGCTGTTCGGTCTTGTGGATAGTGCGTGCCATTAACAGAAAAAATAGGTGGATTCAATCACGGATTCCGGTTCAAGGTCTCCAATGATCGGTGGTTCAGTCTCCGCTTCTATTTGGTGAGCGAAGTCTCGCAAGTAATCATGCTCTGCGAAGAGGTGCATATATGTCTCTCGTACAATTGCACTGAGAGAAGACATGTCGGTAGCACGACACAATACAGAATCATGAATGAGAGCGATCGGTGCGTCGAAACGAAGCGCACTGAAGTGGAGAAGAGATGCATCAAGTGAATGTATTAGATTCGG